CTATTTGCTATAGTACAAGAAAAGAATGACATATATGGGTGATAACAATATATCGGTCAAACAATATATTATTTATTCGGTTATGAATGATTTAATTACTGGTGGGCGAGACTCTTCAGTTTTAAACGTTCCTGTATCTTTATCCCCGAAAAACTCCACCATAGAGGCTATAAAACGCTTGATTGATGATATAAGAGATTATTTTTATAAATCAAAGTATCCAACAAGAGAATTTCTTTTGTGTTATGGTTTAGAATTAAGAGAAATCGAGCAATATCCTATTGAATTAGCTATAAGAATGGATTCATGTGGTTTTTTAATATTTGATAGTAAACTATCTTGTCAGGTTGTCGATACTTTAAATTCAGCAGTTGCATTGTACCATGTCGGAATGCGTAATCACGCAGACAAACTTACTAGGGTTGGTGTTGAGTTATTGCTTAATGACTTTTTTGAAGAAATTATATCGAACCATGAAAAAGATAAAAAAATAAAAGATGCTTTATCCTTATCACAGAAAGAAAAAGCGCGCAAACCAAGAAATCATTATTACAATGAAGTTATGCACGTAATTAAACTAACATGGGAAAAGTACCCTAAAGCCAGTAAAACAGGTTTATTGAACGAGCTTTCTGTTTACTATCATGGGAAAGTAAGTAAAAACACTCTGGATAAATGGATTAAAGAATCAGGAGCACAACCACCAAGACCTGATAAATATTCTTCGTTTGAACTTGTTCACCCCCAATAGCTGGCTAGTGTATCTTAATAGCTGGCTATTAAGGCTAAATAACTGGTAACCTCCCCACAGCAACTGGCTATTGGGCTAAAAACAAAATACCCATTGATTGATATTTATCACCGTTGTTACTTAGAAGTACACGGTGATAGATATGAATTTAAAGAAATCTGATTTATCAACTGACCGCCTTACACGTGCTGAAGCTGCTGCCTACCTTGGCGTTAACAATCAAACGCTGGCGAACTGGGCCTGTACTGGCAAGGTAAAAATCCCTTTCCATAAGCTGGGGCGCAAAGTGCTGTATATGCGCACTGATCTCGATGCTTATCTTGCATCCACTCGCAGAACGCAGACGGTGTAAGGGGGAGTGATGGCACATAAAACAAAGGCGACCGCAGAGGGCCGCCAGTGGCATAACACTAAACTTGAGCATATCCAGAATACCAGGTTGTTGGCTGGTGGGCAATGCTATCAGTCTGGCTCGATTCGCTGCCATGCCTGCAATGAGCGTATTTTCCTAGAATACTCTTTAAGGTACTTCTCAAGGATAAACGCACATGGTGCGAATCTCTCCGGTTCATGTTCGTTTACCGCATTTTTGCGTTGTTTTTTCTTGGATGAGGATAATTTCTTTAATGATTTGTCAGTCATCGTAGATACCTGTAACCCTGTGCGCCACAGTTCACCGCACCACGGCGCTGGTGATGGTTACTCCTGCTCTTTGGCCTTGCGCCGCTGGCGGCGTTTGATCTCATCAAGGATTTTTCTTGGTAAGAAGCCTGCTGGTTTATTCTCTGGTAGAGAAAGTTTGTTATCGGTCTGCTTTTCAGTCATACATCAGCCTTTAGGTTCAATGCCGCGTCGCTTTAGTTCGGCACGAGCTAATTCTTTAAACCAATTGCCGAGGGTTAGGCCATCGGCGGTTGCTGCCTCGTTTACTTGCTGGCGTAGTTCTTTGCTAATTCGTATCTGGAATGTCGGCGACCATCCCTCGCCGCGTGGTGATTTATCCCGCTTTAATGTTGACATGTACGTACGTAACTCCTATTATCATCAATATTACGTACGTACATTAACAGTAAGTGCAACAAAAAACAAAGCCCCGCAAGTGTCGTTACCACTCGCAGGGCTTCTAACCACCAACGATAACGAGAGTATCGAGGTAGCTATGAGAAATCATACCATACACCCGCAAGGGCGGGATTCGCACAACCTGAATAAATTCGCCTGGCGTTTTATCGCCCTGAGCGCCGCAAAACCGCGTGTGATTACCATCGTGGCCACCAGCGAACAGGAAGCACGCCAGCAATCCCCGGCTGGCTGCGTGATGGTATTCGCCGCCCGTATTCGTCAGGGGGTGTGCCATGCCTGATATGTCAAATTACCAGTACCTGATTAATCCGCATTTTAACTGTGAGCATGATATTGCTAAAAAGGTTTATTCCGCTGCGGATGGGGCTACTGACAATATATCAATGGCTGTTGCGTCAATTGGTAGCCTGATGTGGCATGCGTCAGAAAATGAGGACTATGACGAAAAGGCTATGCGCATTGACATGGGGAATATTGGCTTGTTACTGGCAATGCTTGGGCAGTTTGATATTTCGTTACGGTGCACCATTGAAAATGCCACAGATGCATTAAATGCCATAAAGAAAGCGAATACTGATTCAAATCGGGGATAAATAATCATGAGAACGTATTTATCTGGCTTGACTGCCAGCGGTTATGCACATCCCAAAATTATCCCCGGCGCTATTTATCGGGATAAGAACGGCAACAGAGTAACAGTAAAATCGATAATGTTTGACCGTGTGTATTTTATTCGTGATGGCTATTCATTTCATAGCTCGCTGAACGTGGAGATCTTTATTTGCAGATTCCGGCGGGAAATCCCGCCTTCCAGAAATAACCATGTGTCATGTATGGATGTTGATAAAAAACTACAGGAACTGAAAAACATGATTGCCGCGTGGAGAGAGCAGAAATGAAAAAAGCGCCAAATTTAAAACACCAGCCGCGTGACAAAATGACGGAAGTCATCATTTTTGCGGGTAGTGATGCGTGGGCACATGCGAAGCAGTGGCAGGAACAGGACGGGCGACTGGCTGGCGATAACGTGCCTCCTGTCTGGCTTGGAGAGCAACAACTTGCCGAACTGGACAACCTGCAAATCGTACCGGACGGACGCTATCGCGTGCGTCTCTATCAGGCGGGGTTATTGCGTCCGGGGCTTGTTAATACCATCGGGCAGAAACTGGCAGCGGCAGGTGTCAGGGATGCTGATTATTATCCTGAAGGAATGCACAGCCAGAAACGGGAGAACTGGCGCGAATATCTGGAACGTGAACGGGCAGAGCTGGCGGAAAAGAAAAAGGTAGTTGAACTGCCTGTAAAGAAAAAAGAGCGGATAAAAGACGATAACGCTTCACCACTGGCGCTTAACCAGATGGGAGCAAGTCAACGCGGCGAAGTCCTCCTGGCACGTTATGGCGGTGAACTGGCGATTCATGCTGACTCTGACACTGTTCACCATTACAACGGCGTTGTATGGGAGCCGGTTCAGGATAAAGAGTTACAGCGTGCTATGGCGCAGATTTTCATTGATGCGGAGATCAGCTATTCGCAGAACGCCATTAAATCGGCGGTCGATACCATGAAGTTAAGTTTGCCTGTAATGGGGAATACAGCCCGTAACCTGATTGGATTCAGTAACGGGGTATTTGATACCAGAACAGGTAATTTTCGGGTGCATAACAAAAACGACTGGTTGTTAATTGCCAGTGAATTACCTTTCAGCCCACCAGCAGAGGGGGAAATGCTGGCAACACATGCGCCGAATTTCTGGAAGTGGTTGCGCCGTTCGGTGGCTGAGAATGACCGCAAGGCAGATCGCGTACTGGCGGCATTATTCATGGTGCTGGCCAACCGGTACGACTGGCAGTTATTCATTGAGGTAACAGGGCCGGGGGGAAGCGGTAAAAGCGTGATGGCGGAGATTTGTACCATGTTGGCGGGTAAGGCCAATACAGTATCGGCAAGCATGAAGGCGCTGGAAGATGCAAGGGAACGCGCGTTAGTGGTTGGCTTTTCGCTGATTATCATGCCGGATATGACCCGCTACGCTGGTGATGGGGCAGGAATTAAGGCCATTACAGGCGGTGACAAGGTGGCAATTGACCCGAAACACAAAGCCCCCTACTCAACGCGTATTCCGGCAGTAGTGCTGGCGGTTAACAATAACGCCATGTCATTCAGTGACCGCAGCGGGGGAATCTCACGTCGTCGGGTGATATTCAATTTTTCGGAAGTTGTACCGGAGAACGAACGCGATCCGATGCTGGCGGAAAAAATAGAAGGTGAGCTGGCGGTAGTGATTCGCCATCTGCTTACAAGGTTTGCTGACCAGGACGAAGCCAGACGCCTGTTATATGAGCAGCAGAAATCTGAAGAAGCACTGGCGATAAAACGAGAGGGGGATTCGCTGGTGGACTTCTGCGGCTATCTCATGGCGTCGGTAATGTGCGATGGCCTGTTAGTAGGTAATGCTGAGATTGTGCCATTCAGCCCACGCAGGTATCTCTATCATGCCTATCTGGCATATATGAGGGCACATGGGTTTGGTAAGCCCGTAACACTGACGCGCTTCGGTAAAGATATGCCGGGGGCAATGGCGGAATATGGCAGGGAGTATATGAAACGGAAAACGAAGCACGGTTTGCGTTCAAACGTGACACTGACGGAGGAATCAGAAGACTGGATGCCATCATGTGTATCGGTCACTAATGACGATAGCAAAAATTAAACTTATGGAATAACTGTTCACCACTGTTCACCCTGTCATAAATATCTTTTATATCAGTATATTATAGGGTGAACAGTTATTTATGAACTATTCACCAAACTATTCACTGTTCACCTTTTTGGTTGTTTATTGAGCTTCAAGGGTGAACAGTGGTGAACAGTTGGTGAATAGTTTTTGTGAAACTGTTCACCCCTTAACAGTATGAATTTAAATGGAAAATATCAAAAGGTGAACAGGTGAAGGGTTAAAACGCAAAAATTTTAATTTACTGCTGTGAGATAAAGCCTATGACAGCGAAGCACACAAAAAAATCACAATCGCACGCCCTTGATTTGACGGAACACTGGTTAAGGGTGTCGATAAAAATCATCGACCGCAACGCCGGGGAAGGATATGCGAAAGCACATCCCGAACTGATTAGCGCATTCATGACAACGGCAGCTGCAAACTTTGCCACGCTGACAGAACGGGAGATTGCCGAAGCGGAACAGGTGACAACCATCAACGTTAAAACCGGAGAGCAGACAGCATGACAGCACAGATAGCGGCTTACGGGCGGCTGGTGGCTGACCCGCAGTTAAAGACCACCAGCAAGGGTACACAAATGACGATGGCTAGTATGGCGGTCCCCCTTCCGTGCAGCCAGGCAGATGACGGAACGGCGACGATGTGGTTATCCGTCCTGGCGTTTGGCAGACAGGCCGACGCACTGGCAAAACACCACAAAGGCGAACTGGTGAGCGTGGCGGGTAACATGCAGGTAAGCCAGTGGACAGGCCAGAACGGCGAAACGCGGCAGGGCTGGCAGGTTATCGCAGACAGCGTAATCAGTGCGAGAACGGCGCGACCGGGCGGCAAAAAAGGCCAGCAAGGGCAGGCTACTGACGCACTGAACAGGGCAAAACAACAGGCGGGTAACGATGATCCGTACGGGGATAACATACCGTTTTAAGCAACGAGTAACAGAAGCCGGAGAAGTCCGGCTTTTTTATGCCCCAAAAAAAGCCCGATAAGGTCAGAGGGTCTTATCGGGCTTTTGCATATGAGGCTTTTATCTAACAGTATGGTGACTACTGTTGCCGGAAATCATTTCACAATTTGCAACACAACTCAACATTATTGCGTAAAATGAAATCATGATTATAATCACAACTGGATGAACATCCAGTTGTGATTTTTAACGTCAAAGAGGAATTTCCGACTATGGCAGAAGAGAAAAAAGGCGGGGTGACAGTTTACATAAGCCCAGACATCGTGGAGGCGCTCAAGGAACGCCACCAGCAGAACGTAAAAGCAGGCATTGCGGCAGGACTTGAGCCGCTGGCGATGGTTGAGCCGTCAACAGGCTGGCAGGTACGCGCCTATTTACGCGCGGCGCTGGGCATGAATCAGACTCATGGGGGTGAATAATGACAGGCAAAGCAACGGCACTTAACACTAACCAGCTTTTCGCGTACCTGAATCGTGGGGATATTTCGGAATTTAAATTCAGTCCGCTGTTTACGTCGCTGTTTTTCCCGAACGTGGCAACCTTCAACACGCAGGACATCATGTTAGATACCCTGGATATTGAAGAAGTCACCATGTCGGCTTTTTGTTCGCCTATGGTGGGGAGTCAGGTTCAGCGCGATAAAGGGTACGAAACAAGCACTATCCGCCCTGGCTACATGAAACCAAAACACGAAATCGATCCATCAAAAACCATCATGCGCATGGCTGGAGAAGATCCGGCACAGCTTAACGATCCAACTTATCGCCGTATGCGCCTGATTACTGGCAACATGCGCCGCCAGGTAAACGCTATTAAAGCTCGCATAGAATGGCTGGCGGTGAATGCGGTCACGACCGGAAAAAACATCATTGAGGGCGAAGGAATAAATAGATACGAAATCGATTGGAAAATCCCGACTAAAAACATCATTACGCAGGGATCGGGCAAAAAGTGGTCTGAGGCAGATAAGGAAACACACGATCCAATCTATGACATCGAACTATACACCGATCAGGCTGGTTGCCCCGCCAACGTCATGATTATGGGCGCTGAGGTATGGCGCACGTTACGCAGCTTTAAAAAATTCCGTGAACTGTACGATCTTTCCCGTGGTTCAGAATCCGCCGCAGAGCTGGCCTGTAAAAACCTGGGCGAAGTGGTGAGCTTTAAAGGCTATCTGGGTGATCTGGCCCTTATCGTCTATTCCGGCAAATACACCGACAGCGATGGCACCGAAAAATATTTCCTTGAGCCTGATTTGCTTGTCCTGGGCAACACTAACAATAAAGGGCTGGTGGCCTATGGTGCGATTATGGATCCGGAAGCGGTAAGAACTGGCGCAACGCAAAACATGTACTACCCGAAAAACTGGATTGAGGATGGCGATCCGGCGATTGAGTACGTGCAGACGCACAGCGCACCGCAGCCGGTACCGGCAGATATTCGCAAATTTGTTACCGTCAAAATTGCTTAACGGGGGATTCTATGAACACTCCATACATTGAGTTATTTGCAGGCAGTCAGCAGGTATCCACGACGCTGGTACATTTTGCCGCTGATGCTGGAGTTATTCAGGAATTTACCCCGCTGATGCTGGCGGACAATGGCGAGTTTAAGCCGTGGGATGGTCAGGAATCTGGCAAGGCTGTTTATCTGACCTCGTACCCCGTTGACACGTCGACGCAGAAATCAGCACAGTGCTATAAGACGGGGATATTTAATATCGCCGCCGTTAACTGGCCTGAGAGCGTCGACACCGATGCGAAAAAATGCGCCGCCTTTGCGGGTTCTGGCGTATCCGTTCAGCCACTGGCCCGATAAGCAGAGGGAACGATGGCAACGAATGAAAGCATCATGACGCTACCGCTGGCGAGTAAATTTAAGGCCGAAGCGCGGGCAATGGCTGACAGAGGTTTATCAACCTACGAGGCCGTATATCAACTTAACAGCCTGGAAGAGAAGGACAAGCCGCGCTCTGATGCGATTATGGCGCTTGATGAATCTGGCGACTATCAGCCGCTGTTACGTGCAATGGCAAACGTGCCTTGTATCGATGTTGGTACGGCTAAAAGCATCCTTAGCATGACCATAGAGCAGGAACGCCAGAAGGTTGCACCAGAGCTTACCGCAGCCTTTGAAAACTTTATGGACATGCACAGCCCGAAAGCCGTATCAGCTGGTATGGCATACGCTGGCAGAAACCCGGGCGATGATGGCGACATCGATCGCATACTGAAAACCATCTGAGACAAGGCCGGAGAAATCCGGCTTTTTTTACGGGTCCTTTCCGGCATATGAACCCGTTACGGGGCGGCGACCTCGCGGTTTTTCGCTATTTATGAGCTTTTTCAGGGGGGTGGTGGTGGTTTTGTTGTTTGCTCTATCTCCATGAATAAAAAGGGAAAGATAACACCAACACACCAACCTGAAACCTTGACCAAGTTGGGATATTGATGAAATCGCACCTGATGAACAAAAAAACCATGGCGCAAAGCTGCCGGGTAAGTGCTACAGCATTCGACAAGTGGGGAGTGACTCCCGTTGAACGTAAAGGCCGTGAGGCGTTTTATGATGTTGCCAGCGTGATAGACAATAGGGTTAACAATGCAATTAGCCAGCTTACAAACGACAAAGGCGAGATTGATGATGATGAACTCTTACGAGTCAGGATCAGATTACTGACAGCACAGGCGGAGGCGCAGGAACTTAAAAACGAGCGCGATCGCGGTGACGTGATTGATACAGAGTTTTGCATGTACGCGCTTTCAAAACTGGCGAGTCAGATTTCATCAATCATGGACAGCCTCCCGCTTACTATGCAAAGGAGCTTCCCACACATTACCCCCGCTATGCTGGATGGGCTTAAAAGGGAAGTGGTTAAAGCCTGTAATGCCAGTGCCAGAGTTGCCGACAACCTCCCACAGATACTGGCTGATTACCTGAACGAAACAACCGGAAACGTACCGGAAAAGTTGCTACAGAAGAAAGGCGAGTAACAGACGCGCAATTATTGAACAAAACTGAGAAACGACATGAAAGCGTCATAAATCGCCATTTTAGATGATTACCGTGTCGTTTCTTTTTATTGTGTATCTATTTAAA